AAAATACCTGTACACAGGTTCCAGTTCTACACGAGGCGGAACTGGACGATTTTCACGCTATGACGTTACAAAACCTATTAATCAACAATCTTCATGGGAATATTTCACAGGAGATACGTTAATTCGTGCTAGTGATTTTGAATATAGTTCAGCAGGTGGGTTTGATGGTAAATATATGTATTTTTACACGAATTCTGACCAACAAAGGGCTACATTTCCAGTGACGGATTTTTCAAGAGTAACAACGTGGCATCAATATGATACAACAAAACCTTTTAATGATGTAAATTCTTGGCAATGGATTGACTTTCGCCCGGGTGGAATAATTAACTCTTCGAATGGTTCTCATCCAAATATAACTCTTCTTGCTCACCGTACAAATGTTGCTAATACAGATCCAACATATTGGCTTGCTGTACAAGGTCTTCAATTTATAGTAGGTTCAAGATATATTTATATTGTAGAAGCTGATGATTCATCTGATTCAAATTGGACGTATCAAGATTTTATTCAGTATAATCCGATAACAATGTCAGGAACTAACCTCCCAACAAGTGTCATAGTGAAATACGAAAAGTATGTCAAACCTCCTCCAACGAACCAGATTTCACTGTACGGTCAGACAGATATCAATGAATTCGTATTCAAACAAGGACGAACGACTGATTCGTTCCCTCTCGAATTTGTCAATCCAGTCCGTGAGTTTTGGATCGTCGTACAAGATCCAGGTGTCGTCAGCAGAATCGTTCTCCGTCTGAATAACGAAATTATCATCGACGACGACCAAGTAACTTCGAGATACATTCGCACATTTGAAACACATACCACCATGCCGACGAGCAGTAACGTCAATGTGTATTCATTTTCCCTCGATCCAGAACAACTACACCCTTCGGGGACACTCAACATGTCTCGAGTAGCTTACCCAGTACTTGATGTCACGTTGGAGTCCGCACCAACTTCAGATTTGTATCTCAGAGTGTACAGTAAATCATTCAACGTTCTGGGATACCAGGGTGGGATTGGAGGACTGTTATTTAATTCTGCTTTGTAAATATGGAGAATCTCCCTGCTCAGTTCTCACGACAGACGATACGTTTGCAATTTCCAAAAGACGTACATTGGGGGGATGATATCACAGTATGGATTGCTAAAGTTGGCGATTTGGCTCATTCCATGTACCTCCGTGTGACATGGCCGACAGATGCACCAACGACTGTGCAGCCAAGTGCAGGTACTGCGATGATCGATCGCATTGAGTTGTCATACAAGGACCAACTCATCGAACGTATTTACGGGGAAAATCTGTACATGCTTGGTGATATTAAAGTTCCCCAGGCAAAACAGAGTGCATTATCTAATTTAGTAGGCACAGGAACAACGACAGCTCTGAGTTCATACCACATTCCTTTACCGTTTCTGATTTTAAAAAAGGGTCTCCCTTTAATTGCTCTTAAAGAGGCTCCAAAGTTCAGAGTCGTATTCAACCCTTCGAGTACATTTACAACTTCGATTTATACAAAATCTATTCAAGTTGATTTGTTTGTCGAGTATGTGTACTTGTCACAACCTGAAAGAGATTGGTTCAAGAAGAATGAACTCGTGTATCTGACATATTCATTTCAACGTTTACAGTTTAAAATTCCTGTGTCTACAACTCAAACAATCTACACATACTATACGGATTTTGTGAATGACGTCAAAGAACTCTTCTGGGTTATTCAGAGTGAAGCTGCATCAAATGTTTACGATTATGGAAGTCATCTCGTAAACCTTCAGATCACTTTCAACAATCAAGATTTCATAACAAGAAATTATGCAACCGCCCAGTATTTACACGTTTTACAGCCTTTGCAGTATCATACACGTGTTCCGACTGGTAATTACTACATGTATTCATTCGCACTCGAGCCTGAAAACGATCAACCAACTGGTGAAATGAACATGACGAATATTACGCGCCAACAGCATTCATTGACACTTACAGCAAGTCCTTCGGATGAAAGAAATTTGAGAATTTATGCTCATTCGTACAACCTTTTTAGAGTAAAAGATGGTAATGGAGTTACATTAAATCCACTGAGAGAAGGCGGTACAACTCCATTTTCCTCAGGTATATCCACCCCGCCTCCTCCTCCTCCTCCTCCTCCGCCTTCGGGCGGTACTGCTCAATGGGCAACACGTATTTCTGGTGCATCTTACGAACTTGGGAACAGTATTTCAGTTGATGGATCCGGAAATTCCTATGTGACTGGGTATTACGCTTCATCCCCAGTAACAATTTATAACTCTGATGGAAGTACTTTTGGAACTCTTGATTTCGTCGGTGGATCTGACACATTCATAGTAAAGTATAATACGGCTGGGACTGCTCAATGGGCAACACGTATTACTGCTACAGATGGCGACGCAGGGACTAGTATTTCACTTGATGGTTCTGGGAACTCGTATGTGACTGGGTATTACGACGTTTCTTCATTAACAATTTATAATTCTGATGGAAGTACTTTTGGAACTCTTGCAAATTCTGGAAATATTGATTGTTTCATAGTCAAGTACAATACGAATGGATTTGCTCAATGGGCGACACATATAGGAGCTTTCGGTTACGAAATTGGTTTAGGTATTTCAGTCGACGGGTCAGGAAACTCTTACGTGACTGGTTTTTACAGATTTTACAATTCTTTCATCCCAACCCCGTTAACAATCTATAATTCTGATGGAAGTACTTTTGGAACTCTTCCTACTGAAATAACTGATAATGCATTCATAGTCAAATACGACACATCTGGATTCGCTCAATGGGCAACGTATATCACTGGTTCTGGGGGTTATGAAAACGGATATAGTATATCAGTCGACGGGTCAGGAAATTCTTATGTGACTGGGTATTACGCTTCATCCCCAGTAACAATTTATAACTCTGATGGAAGTACTTTTGGAAATCTTAATTCAGACGGTGGCTCTGACACATTCATAGTCAAGTATAACATGTCTGGATTTGCTCAATGGGCAACACACATCGGAGGTACAATAAATGAAGGTGGAAACGGTATTTCAGTCGACGGGTCAGGAAATTCTTATGTGACTGGGTATTACAATTCATCCCCAGTAACAATTTACAACTCTGATGGAACTACTTTTGGAAGTCTTGTAAATAGTGGCTATTATGACGCTTTCATAGTAAAGTACAATACTTCTGGAACTGTGCAATGGGCAACACGCATCGGGGGTACAGGAGTTGATATTGGACGTGGTATTTCAGTTGATGGTTCAGGGAATTCTTACATGACTGGGTTTTACAATTCGTCCCCGGTAACAATTTACAATTCCGACGGAACTACGTTTGGAACTCTTATGAATGGAGGAAGTAATGATACGTACATAGTCAATTACAACACATCCGGAACTGCTCAATGGGCTACACACGTCGGTGGTACAGACGTTGATGAAGGGTATGGTATTTCAGTCGACGGGTCAGGGAATTCTTACGTAACTGGGTATTACACTTCATCCCCAGTAACAATTTATAATTCTAACGGAACTGTGTTTGGAAGTCTTTCAAACGCTGGTAATACTGAATGTTTCATAGTCAAATACGCGTAACTCTTCCGTTTGCAATTTGTATATTAATGTACCCGTAATAAAATAAGTTCAGAGAGTACTCTGCTTGAATCTGAGGAGCATACTGTTCAAGAAATTTTATGTCAAGATGTGTTGTCTGGGAACTAAGCTTTGAAAACTCCATACTTCCACCGTCATGATTGTATTCTAAAGGTCTTTCACTGAAGCAGTACATGTACAAGTTCTTTGTCGGAACAGAAAGTTTGTGATCAATCGCTTGTTTGAATGTATAATAAAGACCACCTGGAAAGTTTGAAAGAACATTTTGGTTATTCAAGTACAATGTCGCATAATCAATCGTATCAATGTACCTTAACTGAACTCCGTTAAAAAATGTCACTGGAGTCGCAGCGACAATGTAATCTGTTGTATACCCGTACGAATATCTTGATGAGTAATAAGCACTGTTTTCTTTCTCGTACGCCTTATTTCTGATAAACCATGTTATCATAGAAACTTTGAAGTCGGCTGTGAGATTCATACGAGCTATACCACCTGAGTAAGTTTGAACGGCTTCTTTCCAAACACGCGGAATTCTTAAATTCATAGGTTGACTTTGATAATACATACGTTCCCTTGGAGATAATGTAATTTCTTCTACGAGCAACTGAGGTCTTATCAATTCGACTGGTATCGGTGCATTCGTAATCCACGATGCTTTATTAAAAGTGAAACGTACTGAAATTGTCGAGTTCATAATTGCACACATTGGAAAATATGGTTTTTTATTCTCACGCATGTGCGTGAACCGACGACAGAAAAAGAATTCAAGAGGTATGAATAAATCTATTTGATTTGTAGCAGTTACATTAGAACCTTCTGGTGTGCCATTACTGATCAATTGATACATTCCTAGTTTTTCATCAGCGTCGAGCATCAACTGATCGTGTATGACATACCAATCATCCGTGATTGATTCGTAGACGATTCCGTCTACGATAAACTCAACTTTGTTTATAATGGCACGCCCTACAAGTTCAGTGTAATAGTACCCTGACGGAAGTGCAGGGAGTGAACATTTCAAGTACATATTGGAAATGAGGTCACCACGTTCCCGTGGAAATATATTCACCTGAACAGAATTTCCCAAGTAACCTCCTATATTTGATAAAGGAATTGTAAGACGCTGGGAAACAACAAATGGTGTGTGTTGTCGAATATGAGGTATCCATTGTGACTCACCGCCAAACATATATCTATCTTGTGCACCAACTGCAGAGAGTCCTATAAGAGCACCTGTCCCAGAACCGCGATCAACGACTGTCGTATATACTTCACGCCCCTCGGATGTCATCACGTTTGAATTCAAGTCTCTAAGTTCACCTGGAGTACCTATAATATCGGTGGCATCGAAGATTTTAGGGTCATACATTGAATAATACTTGCTTTCAATTGTCGCGGTTGGGCTCATGAATGTCAAAAGGACACTGGAACTCGGCAATGGAATCGCCTGCTGCTGGTCTGTGACGACATCGAGTCTGTAAAGATACTGTTGGGTCTTTATTTTCGTTGCCGCCGTGTCTGCAAGAACGTTCGCCGTACCGAGCTCTGCGAACAGTTCAGTCACAGTGATATTCCCAGAAACGTCTACAAGAAGCATTGAAATGTCACTGAACCCCGTAACTTTCCAATCCTTCTCTGGTCTCGGACCAGTGAATTCATCGACGATGTACACACTGAATCTGTTTCCAGAAACGAGCGGACCACGGAACCCATGTGCCGTTGTTTTTGTTTCCACCTTCTCAAACCTAAACGTCAATTGAAGTAAAGAACTTGGTGCGACTGGAATGGTACCAGTCCCCTGAATGGTCGCTGTCACTAAAGCCACATACGGGAACGAAATGGCAGGTGGACCCGGGTTGATCACGACATCTCCGTATACATTGGAAGTGTACGTCTGAACAATGACTCGCTGTTGAATCCCAGTCAGACCTGTAATTGTCATTCCAGGTTTAATGGGTGCATTCTGTGTCAGGTAGACTGATAGGATATTTGCAGTTAAAGATGGTCCATAAAACCCTGTGACTGTGATACCTGTTTCACCGATAGGTGTGTCTGGAGAAGTCGGTATGGTGTCTGGAGAAGTCGGTATGGTGTCTGGAGAAGTCGGTATGGTGTCTGGAGAAGTCGGTATGGTGTCTGGAGACACAACTGCAATTAAAGAATTTGTGAATAAATCAAAAAGTTGATTAGGTGTTGTATATTGAATATACGTAGGCGGACTCGCCTCGAGTTTTGAAACAATTTCATTCACTTTTGAACCTGCGCGTTCAATCACGTAATTGGTGATGGCACGAAGTTGGACAAGTATCTGATCTGGTACTGAACCAGTCTCTACAAAACTGTTGATAATTTCATCAACCTCCATCCTCTACAAAGACTCAAGATCTTGTTTCCACAGGTTCGACACGGTCGTGAGCTCGCTCTGAAGCACCGAAACTGCTGTCATCCTTATAAAAAAACATACCATATATAACTCATGGAGCAAACTGCGATTGACATCTTTTTGCCTGTACTCGAGTCCTCTGTTGTTCTCGCAGCACACTACGCCAAGGCGACTGGCCGTGATTGTATCACCGCTCAGGACGTATGCTATGGTCTCATGTATGCTGCAAGGACAGTCACAGGCAATCAAATTGGATCCCTGTTCCCAGAGGTTTATGAAGACGAGGACGAAGAGGATGAAGAGGAGGATGACGAAGAGGAGGAACCGGTGTGGGTCCGGTACGAAGGCACAGACAACGAACATGCCATCAAGATGAACGAGTGTGCCGATACATGGGACGCGTGGGAACCAGAGAGCCCAGCAGAACGCGCGTTGAAGAAAGCAGTGAATAAAGCAATGAAAGAGTATGTATGAACTTTTTGATGACACTGACGAAGGATCAGACGATGAGCTTGTCCCCAGGGTAAAGTACTCGGTGATCCTCCAGAAGGAGGAATATGAGGATGATGACGATGAGGAGGATCCTATCCCATATGTCGACCTGGGTCCAGGGTATTACTTTTTTGACTCCGAATGAAGCCCTTCATTCTCTGCGGAGCTCCCCCACCTGAATATTTTTGACGACCAATAGTACGATGCCACCTCTTTCTCCCGCCAGACGCAACGCAAACGTGCAGCGCCGTAGAGCTCTTAATGCCGAAATCAGACGACTCAAGAATTACTATTCAGGAACATTCAAGGGTGAGTTTGGTCGTACAGCAAGCGCGAGACACATGAATAAAATCATGAACATGATGCGTGAACTCGCGGCACGTCGGATCCAGGCGACGGTGCGTAGACGCCAGGCGACGGCTCGCG